TGCCGCACATCTCACTAGAAAGTACCTATTAACATTGGTCAGGGTCATGCAACGCAACAAGTTTGTGTTTGAATGTGGTCCTGGTACCAATCCACTCTCTACTGAGTGGCAGGACATTCGTGATCACATCTGTAAGTTTGGAGAGGATCGTCTCATCGCTGGTGACTATGGTAAGTTTGATAAAACCATGCCACCGGCTTTGATTTTGGCAGCTTTCGACATCCTAAGGTGGATGTGTAAGCGTGCTGGATACTTGCCACAAGATCTGATGGTAGTGCAGGGCATTGCTGAGGATACGGCATTTCCATTGGTTGATTTCAACGGTGATTTAGTGGAGTTTTATGGGTCTAACCCATCTGGACATCCTCTCACTGTGATTATCAATGGTTTGGCGAATTCTTTGTATATGCGTTACTGTTACCATGAACTGAACCCAGCGCATGAAGCGCGAACGTTCCGTGATGTTGTGGGCTTGATTACATACGGTGATGATAACGCTATGGGTGTGCATGAAAGTGCGCCATGGTTTAATCACACTGCTATCCAAGAGCTCCTTGCAAGTGTGGGTGTGCGTTACACCATGGCCGATAAAGAGGCTAAGAGTGTTCCGTATATCCACATCGATGAAGTCTCGTTCCTAAAACGCACATGGCGTTGGGATGAAGATGTCGGTGCTTTTCTTGCTCCGCTCGAGGAAACCTCTATCAGCAAAAGTTTAACGCGTGTTGTTGCATCTCGCACAATTACGCCTGAGGCTCAAGCTGTTGAAGTGTTGAAGAGCGCGCATATGGAGTATTTCAACTATGGTTGGGATATTTTCCACGAGAAAGACCGCATGATTCGTGAAATCATGGATGAGTGCAATCTGTGGCCGCACGCGGCAGTGGACAGATTTCCATCGTGGCAAGAGTACCGCGATGGTTTCTGGCGTAGGTCCGCTTAGGCGGATAGGGGCTAGAGCTATATAGTCCGAACCAAAATATAGCACGTTAGTTTAGTTACTGCATATTTATATATTTACATTTGATATTTGTGTGAGAGTGGAAATTAGCGTTTACCCACCGGGGCGTTCCCCGAAGTCTGTTTTTACAGATGGTGCGGGTTGGTCACCAAATAAATGTACCCAGGTTACATAATGAGTTTAAAATAGCCTGGTTAAATACCAACTCGGAAATACCGAAAATAAAATTAGAGCGATGGAGAACCGCCTTGTAGTTCTCAACCGTCTCATTGCGCAGTTGGAGCGTGATGTTGATTTCATGGACAAATATATTAAAATAGTCCAGGAGGCATCTCACGATTTGCCCCCTTACCAACCACAGAGTCAGGAGGAGGTCATTCAACAAACCACAACGTTCCAGGATAATGATGGGCGTGGACAAGTTATGTCTATGCCAGCATCACACTTGAGCGAGATTCTTGATGATTCTGTGACACAAGCGACATTGAAGGATTTCTTAGCACGTCCTGTGCGAATTGCCAGTGGTTCTTGGAGTGAATCCTCAACGACTGGTACGAATATCTTTTCGATTAACCCATGGAACTTGTTCTTTGCAAATTCACGCATTGTTAATAAGTTGCACAATTTTGGTTTTATACGATGTAATTTGCATGTGAAGGTTGTGATCAATGCATCACCATTTTATTATGGAAGATCATTGGTTCATTACCGACCGCTTACTTCGTTTAAAACTCAGGTACCAGAAGTTACCAACAATATAGAGTTGGTCCCGTATTCTCAGCGGCCATCTATTTGGATCCGTCCTGAAGATAATACGGGAGGTGAATTGAAACTTCCTTTTTTCTGGTATAAGAATTGGGTAAATGTGCAATCAGCAGCTGAGTTTACACAATTAGGTCAGCTACGCATGACAGTATACACTCCCCTGCAATCTGCAAATGCAGTGGTGGGAACAGGAGTGTCTTACCAGGTTTATGCATGGGCTGAAGATGTGGTGCTCTCTGGTGCTACACTTTCGTTGGCTATGCAGTCACAAGACGAGTATGTATCAGGACCCATTTCTGGGCCTGCAACTGCCTTGTCGCGTATTGCTGCATCGTTTACACCTACATTCGGTAAGTTTGCTACAGCCACGAGTTTGGCTTTGAAGACTACAGCAGATATAGCTCGAATGTTTGGGTTCACGAATGTTCCTGTTATTGAACCAACTCAGCCTGTGCGCATCTCGCAGTTTGCAAATTTTGCCAGTACAGAAACTGGGTATCCTTTGGAGAAGCTGACGATAGATGCGAAGAATGAGTTGACTGTGTCACCAGATGTGCTTGGTTTGCCAGATGAGGACCAGCTGGTTGTGAAGAATTTGGTTACAAGGTCGTCGTATTTGACTAAGACCACGTGGCGAACTTCGGATGCTACCAATACCAATCTCTTCTACGCCAATGTTCACCCACGTGCTATGGTAACTGCTCTGATTGATGGTACTACGCGTGCCATTCATACAACACCTATGGGTCATGTAGCACATGGTTTCCGCGCATGGCGTGGCGATATAGTGTATGAGTTTGATGTTGTGGCTTCACAATACCATAAGGGTAAATTGCAATTAGCGTTTGATCCCCAGGGTGATGCGACCAATAATGTAGTTGCAGTTGGTGATACTGCCACTGGAGCATACACAGTCATCATGGATTTGTCGAAAGAACGCACAGTTTCAATGCGTATTCCATATCAACAGGCGTTTGGATGGTTGAGCACAGACAATAGTAATGAGGTTATTGATGTGTTTAGCACATCAACCTCTCCGACGTTTGTGTATGATCCAACGCGTTATAATGGAGCAATTTCGGTCAAGGTACTGAATGCCCTAACTGCACCTGTTGATCCATCTAATGTGGAAATTTTGGTGCGTATACGCGGTGGTGAAAATTTGGAGTTTGCTAACCCTGATGGCTTCCGAAGTACCCTTTCTTACTTTAGACCACAGTCTGAAGATGAAGTGGTAGAAGTTGCTGGATCGAACGAACCATCCTTGGATGTGAAGCGTGGTCTCATGAATTATGGTGAAGTTGTGCGTTCGCTGCGCCCATTGTTTAGGCGAACTACGTACTCTACACCAGTCGTTTTTAATGTGACCGGATCGAGTGGTTATACGGAAGCTGATTTTAAGCATTTCAAGATTCCACCATATCCAGGGTTTGATGTTAATGGATTATACACTGTGAAGGGTGTTATCTCTCCCCTTAGCACTTTCAATTACAACTGGGGTGCAATGGGTCATATGCAGTGGATGTTGCCATGTTATGTTGGATACCGAGGTTCTACCTTTTGGTACTACAATGTTCATGGACAAACAACTAATCCGAACAACTTGTTTGTAACGCGTACACCGAGCAATACCACACCTGTATCTATTTCAGCTGTCAGTTCACTTGGTACATCAATTAGTGCACGCGCAATGACCCAGATGAAAACTGGTTCGAGTGCAGGATATAGCTTATCCAACCCGCGGATTAGTGCGGGCTCTGGTGTGGCTGTTCCTATGCAAACACCGTATTTGCTTCATTCCACAGATCCTGGTAACTCAACAGAGGGAAATACCCAGACTAAGGATGACGCTTATAGAGACTGTGTGACAACATCTGTTGCTGATGCAGCAGCACTTGTTTCCACTACAGGATCTACTTCAGCGCTATCTCTGGATACGTACACTGGTGCTGGTACAGATTTTAATGTATATTTCTTTTTGAATGTACCTACAGTGTATTATAATTCAGCAATCCCAGTTCCCATTTAATCACGTGGAACACGTGGACCCTCACGGACAGGGTCTTTAAAGATAATGTGCGACGAGAGAACTACTCGTGATCAAACCGGACTAAACCGTTAAAAAGAAATGGATCGGCACAGCCGTATTCAGCCCTCCCAAGGCAAAGGAACACCACATTGTGGTTTGATATAGATATCATAAGAGAACGTTCCCTGGAGGGTGTAAACTGTTAAGGAATTGACGCCTTACAACCGATAGTAAAATACTATGAACCGATTATTCGGTCATTCTTCTATGAGAGATTTTTGTTCGGTCGGG